ATTTTCTGACCAGTCTGATAATGAGTCGCATGAGGCAACACCCTAAGACTATCACCAACAAGATAGATTGATTTTGAAGGAGTTCCTGAACTCCCAACAGTTGAACTGGGGGGCGAGGGAACTATTGTCTTGACTTCAACTCCTGTTATTGCTGACACAAGACCTTTCGCAATTTCCTCTTTCTTGGTTTCAAAAATCGCCATGTCATGTTCATTATCGATGAAGGCAATCTCCACCAAACGATAGGTATATCCACGACTCGCTGCTTGGTTGGCATTATAGAGCCAATCTACCTTCTTAATGCCACGATTTTGAAAGTATCGTGAAAGGAGAGATAGGATAACCATATCTTCCTTGTCTGCTTCTAAAGAAGATTGAATCAGGACTTCTGTACCTTTGGCACTACCATTAAAGGCATTGAAGTGCAATTCAGTAATTGAGTCGTATCCCTTACCAATACTAGTAATACTCCGATAATCATAAACATTTTGTTCGGTAATAAAATCAATCTGTTGTCCACTGTACTTAGACATTAACTTGGCTAATTCTCGAACCTTTCCTGCTTCAGTGATGCCTAGTTTGGTATTCACTGCTCCAGGATCATAGCCTGTTCGCCCCTGTCCATGACCACAAATGACTAGATGTTTTCCCATATCTTATCACCTCTCGTTGATTTGTTTTAAGATTGCTTGTAGTTTCTCAGGTATTGGTAGACCAATTCGAACGGTATTTTCTAGGATACTTAACCCCTCATTACTGAGATAAAAGAATATAACCATGGTTCGAATTGTTCCACCCTGCTTGATAATAGCTGTATCAATCAGATGACCAATTGAAACTAAAAATAAAATGGCTATCTTTTTAAAGATGCCACGAAAACCGATACTACTTGACAATTGTTTCTCTACAACTGCCGCAAAAATTCCTGTTAGATAGTCAATAATAATGAAGACCAGTAGGGCATATAGAATACCATCCAACTCTCCAAATAGACTACCAATCAAGCCTCCAATCATGGAAAATAAAATCTTATTAAGTGTTAACAATTCCTTCATCGGTCACCTCACTTTCTACTGAACCTTCCTGCACAATGGTAGGGTCTGACCAATCCGGTTGACCGTTCTCATCAAACCGCATCAGATAAAAACAATCATGGAACAGATCAGAGAGGTTCAATGTTAACGTGGTACTGCCCCACTGATTAAATGCCCAAACTGTTTCAGTTGTAACCAATTGCCGCTTTCCATTTTTAATGGCAGGTCGCCTTACTTCTTCAAGATACATGTAAAAATCCTGCTCTGCGGTTTTACACCGTATGAACTCTCCATTCTTACGCATGTAAGCGAGAGCTGTTTCCAAATCAAATGGTTCTGTTACTTTGTCAATATTGAGAAGTGCCATAATCGCTATTCTCCTTTCCCTTCTTCAGGTTTTGTCTGAACTTCTAACAACTCAGTCAATGCCTGTTTTTCTTTCCGCAATTGACTAAGCTCCTCATCCCTTTCCACCAATTGGATGGCAATGAGGTTCTTAGCGGTAATTTCATCAGAGAGCTTCGTGACAAGCTCCTGAATAGTTAGTTTTAATGATTGGTTGATTTGTTCTAGATTCATCCGTGAACTCCTTTATTTAATCGTATCCCATGTCAAGATGACATCACCTCGACCTGTGATGTTTACTAAGTGTTTAAAATTGTGGTTGAATTGATGAAGTACATCCTTCAAGCTGACATAGGTTGTCCCATTTCGATAGATGCGGATATCTCCGATATTCAATATTGAACTTGGTCGGTCAGATGCTTTATAAGCATCAATACTCAGTCGGTTAGGCAACGTTACTATTTCCCAACCATCTGGATTGGTATATGGAGCACTAGCTAAACGTACCTTATCGCCTACCACATCAATTTGGTCGGTATCCGTACCGTTCCATGCTCGAATTCCTACAAAGCCACCGTCATTGGCATTCCAGTTGTTCCATCGATTGGAACCGATAATGGTTACACCACATGGCTTGCCGTTTGAGGTACCTGTTTCAAATGAAACCCACTGGTGAGGATAACCATTAACCTCTCGAGAAATGGATGGAGAGTTTGTAAAGAACTTGATGTTTCCAAGTGACAGATTGATTTTCATGGCTCCGTTGATTGCTGACAAGATTCCGCCAGAAATGTTGTTGGCAGATAGGGTTACTGCCTGCACTTGGTTTATAAAGGCTGATTTGGCAAACAACTGCTTGAGATAGGCTTCTGTAGCCATAAACTTGGTAAAGAATGCTTGGTCAACCTTTAATTTATCCGCAGTGATTGCTTCTGCTCCAATTCGAGCTGCTGATATGATGCCTGACGTAATCTTGCCTGCATCAAGACTGGCAATCTTACCACTTGCAATGACACCATCTTGGATATAGGTAGTGCCTGTAATTTGGACGAGTTTTCCATCAATCTTGACTGTGCCATCCTTATTGAGATTGAGCTGACTGAGGACTGTCCCTGCACTGGTCAGATTTCGAACCGACCACGACCCAGCAAGTGTTGAAACCTGCGTTTGAATGGCATTTACTGTTGCCGTTGTCGCTCGACTTGTTTCTAGATTGCCCACTCGTGTCACAATCCCATTTGCCGTTTGAACAACCTGACTGATTTGATTGGTGTGATCTCCAATTGTTCGAGTGTGACTACTTACAGTATCCCGCACTTCATGAAAGGCGGTTACTGTCGTAAAGTCGTCTAATGACGGTGTCCAATAGTCTGGAAAGATATCACCAGTTGATATCATTAAAGCTCTTACATGGAACTTACCAGTTTTAACTCCATCTATTCTGACTTGAAGTTCAAATCCTTTAGAGTGTTGGTACATCTCTTGAGTGACGGTGGCGGTCAGTTTAATCAAGCGATAGTTGTTACCCGTTGTCAGATTGCTGCTCCATTTATTGTAGAAAGGGTGATACAAATTCCAGTTGGTCCATGTCCAAACATTTTGACTATCCAAGATTGGGCCTTGAAGTTTCATAGAACGAGTCGTCACCGCAGGGTCAAATGTAATCTCATCCGCTGAGACATGAGCATATAAATGAACTTTTGATCCAACATAAATTCCACTACTATCCCCAAATTGCACTCTTCCTAATGATGCTATCCAGTTACTATTGGCATTTATCGTCTGATAAACACTCCATCTATCCGAAGTACCAGCTATCAAGTTGCGATGCGAAACTGAGGTAGGGATTCTACTTTCCGTTTGACTGATTCGCTGGGTAAAACTATCAGAGGTGGTTCTAACCAAATTCTGCACACTAGTCGTCGTCGCATAAGGTTGTAGCGAACTGCTGGTTAGATAGCCACGACCAGTAATATTGGAATCAACCTGAGACTTGGTTTGGTAGCCTTTTGAGTTAATTGCTGATTCAACTTGCGTACTTGTTAATCGTTGTTCAATTTGCCCAGCCTGTGTTCGGATAGTAGTTTCTGCACTTGCTACTCGACCAGTCAAGCTATTAAAATCTGTCTTTGCAACTTTCTGTGAAATGGCATCATTGACAATCCGTAAATCAGCCTTGGTTTGGGTAATCTGACTAGCGTTTGTGTTGGCCTTAGCCAAGGCATTATCAGCGGTTGTTTTGACCCCCTCAAGAACAGTCTTATCAGCCTTAAGCAAAATAGATTGTTGCGTCTGTTGGATGGATGTAGTATGTCCCTCAACAGTCCGTTTCAAGATATTGAAATCCGTTTGACTAACCTTTGAGGATACATCCGAAACTAATTGTCGTATCTGTGTTTCACTACTTGAAATCCTTCCACTTGCCTCGTTTAATCTTGTAGAAACCTGCTCCACTCCAGAGGCTGTTTGCGTGATGAGTGTCCGTTGGGCAGTCAATTCACCAGCTATATCTGATGGATTTTCTGAATAGCCTGTGTCCAGTGAGCTTTTTGCGACTTTCAATCCTGCCACATAGAATTTATTCCCATTTGGGATTGTGCTTGCATTGTACTCCGTTCGAAATTGGAGTGAACCATCAGATATGACATGAACTGTTTTCCAGTAGCGTTTCCAGTCAGTTGTGACGGATATAATATCGTCCGTTTCCCTCACTCTTGCGACTGGAGCACGATAGACACTAGAACCGGACCAAATCGCTGAAACTTTGATGGAAGAAAGTGCCTGATTCGCTTTGGCATAAAAGCTAAAAGTAATGACATCTCCTGCTTTCACAACAATATTCTGATGACTTCCGTTATAACCCGATTGGGTCGAACGAACTACTAGTCCCCTAAAATTCTCTGTTTCAGTGGACCAATTGTTTCCTAAATGCCAGGCATTTCCTTTATTCGACCAATCACGAGTACCAGTCATCAAATTTAGGCCATCTAGGCTAGTTGGAATTTTCGCATCCACCTGACTGATTTCAGTTGTTATGCGATTCCCCAATTGCGTAATAGACGACTCGGCAGTTTCGATTCTATGTTTCACTTGGTTAAAATCACTGGTTTTTACACGCTGGGAAATCTGGTCTGCTTGCACTTGAATCATGGATTCTGCACCGGTTACTCGACCAGTCAGACTATCCACCAGTTGCTTACTCGCTAGAAGATTTATATCCTCCTTGGTTTGTGACAGATTGGTACTTACAGTAGCCAACTGTCCACCTAATAGTGATTTTGCCAAATCAACCAATCGACTGGCTTCAGAGATAGCTTGTGATTTTGCTATCGCAATCTTTGTCTCAGTCTGACTACGTTCTGTTGAAGTCAATCGGTTAGCTTCTTGAATGGCATCAAGCTTAGCTTGTTCTACTCTCCTGAGGGCTTCAGTCGCCCCAGTTTGAGCCTGTTCTGCTTTTTGTTTGGCTTCTGTAGCTAAGTTGGTGTTTACCCCAGCCTTTGCCAATAAATCACGAGTTGTGCGTTTCTGCTCCTCTTCCTGTTGTCGCATCTGTTGGTGAATAGTTGAAAGTTCACTGTCAATGCTGGCCTTTAATCGATCCGCATAGACCTCCCCACGACTTTGAGCCTGTTCTATAGCGGTATCGATGGCTACTTGACGTTTCTCAAATTCCGCATCAAAGGCTCTGTTGGCATTCTCAAGGGCAATTTCAACGGCAACATCCTCACTCCGCCTATTCCCATCAAGGAGATTATTTGCTAGGTTAGTCAAGCTACCGCCAGTTTTACCTGTAACGATACTTGCCTTATCATCAAAAGTGATAGAGCGGTAATTCTTAGCTAAAGGATCATAATCATAAGCGATGGCTTTCTTCCTCACATCAATCCCGTGTAGCTTGCTTTTTAAAGTTACGGTATCGCCTAGATGAACCGTTTGACCATCTAACTCAAATGCCTCAATGATGATGGCATCTTTTGGCTTATCAATTCCCTCTAAGCGAAACTTGCTCCTAGCCCACTCTATTAACTCTTGACGAGATCTGAGGTTATTATTGGTGTAGGTCACTTCATTGATGAAAGGATAGGAGTTTATAAGTGGACTGTCTACTGTGACTTGAAGCACTGTTTCCCTATCCTGACCCTCTTGTTTGAAGCTTGAAGTGGCATGAATACGAGTGATAACCTGTGAACTTTCTTTGGTTCGCTGATACTTTTTCAAATTGTAGTGAGTAGATATGACTACCCCACTGTCTTGTCCTCGCTCACCCTTTATAGTTAGGGCAAGATTATCACGAACCAGTTCCCCCTCCCAAGTTCCAATAATAGAATGTTTGCCATCCAACAGGCTGGAGTATAGCGTCTGTTCCTTATCTGTTGTATAGGTTCTGTTCTTGACAATGTCGCTGGTAAAAGAAAAATCTCCCAATGGAGACTTGCTTGCCATGACCATGCTTGATAGTGCTGTTGCACAGGGTACCTGTTCACACCTAAATGGCGATACTAATCTAGTCATGATGTCATCTGATATGTGATAGGCCACAACTTCAAGACTGGTGTCTCCTTCGATAACTTTCTTAATCCGAAACAACTGGTGTCCCAATACTGGAACTGGGCTACGAACGAGGTAGTCCTCTTTTAACTCTCGAAATAGTCCGCTATCTGTGATCGGATAGGTAAAGTTCAGGACAAAATCTCCATTCAATGTTTCTTTGACGCTTGCCTTAATGGTCTCTGGGAGTGGTTTCCCATGCCATTTTGCCGTTCGAACAGTTTTGTCTAATAAAGATAGCACTCTATGCCCACCCCCAATTCATTTCTATTGTTAATGATGTGATGCCAGCACCTAAGACAATTCCAACTGAGTCATTTCTGCCTGCATCAATGGAGATAAAATCACCGGACCATTTTACAGGCTGACCTCTTTGTGTCTTAAAACTTGGCTGAATAGGATTATTATCCATAATGAGTGTTTCTTGTAATCGCTCCAAGCGGATAACATCATCCCCAATCGTAAAGCTAGTTTCACCACTTGAGTTGCCGCTTATGGTAATCTTTGGAAAAGCAATGGCTGAACCTTGACTTCTCAAAGTACCACTAGTCCTAAACACCTGCGAGGTCGTCGTTTTGAACCACTTGGTTGGGTGACAAGAAAAGGTAACCTTAAGCTCATACACCCCCAGCTTATCCTTTTGAACCGGAGTATGGTGAACTTTGTAACACCAAAAGCGTATGGTCTTGAAACTAGCGTTCTCAAGCCAAAATCCTTCTTTCAAAAATTGCTTCAAAAATGAAAACAACTGTTCTTCACTAGGTTTAACAAGATATAGGGTGTAGCTCAGTTCCATGACGCTTCTGCGAGGATTGGTTTGAAGAACCGCTCCTGACAGACCTTGGTGTTCTATCAATTGCGTCTTACTTTCACTTACTGTGATTGAAGGACTATCTTCCACGATTACCTTAAAAGGAAAAGAACTCGTGGACACTCCACCAATGGTTAATGCATTGTGTCTAATCATGGTTTCACTCCTCTCAATCCTTGTTGCCGTTCCAGTTCATAGACTAACTTCTCACCAACCAATTCCGCAAGCCGATGAAGGTCAGCTTCTTCCCTCACGGTATTGCCTGTGATGGTTATCTGAATGGCGGGGAGGTTACTGGTCATGGTCTTGGCAATCCCCCGACCAATGGCACCTAACGTTTGTTCATTCAAAGGCAAGACTGCTTCTTTTCCAGCCTCACCACCTACCATTAGGCTATTGCCGTTTACTCCAAATGCGGTTGGTTTGGTTAAAATTCCTCCTTTGGCATACCAATCTATAGAAATTCTTGGAATTCCGCCCTTCAACCAATCGAGTGGATTGGCTGAACCTGATACTCGAAAATGAGGAAGGGGAATATGTGGCCATCTGATTTGGAAGTTAAAAAGATTTTTAATGGCATTGATGGCATTACTCACGGCATCTCTTGCACCATTGATAGCACTTGAAATGGTATTTTTCACACCGTTCCAAACAGATGAAACTGTATTAGATATCCCATTCAGAATGTTGGATACGGTATTACTGATACCATTCCATATGGTTGATACTGTTGAACCAATCGCAGACAGGACACTAGAAATTGTCGACTGAATAGCTGACCAGATAGATGAAATGACAGAACTAATGGCAGATAGTACATTTGAGATGGTATTCTTGATGCCTGTCCAAGCAGTTGAGATGTACTGGGTGATAAAATTGAGGGCTAAGGAAATAAGGGACTTGATACCCTCCCATGCCATCGACAAGACCTGTTTGATGCTTTCCCAAGCGCCAGTCCAATCACCAGTGATAGCCTGCATGACTGCCTTGATGATACCAAGTACCACATTGATAGCAGTCTCGACCACAATCTTTATCATATCCCAAGCGGCTATGATGATGAGTTTGATATTCTCCCAACTTGCTTGGATGAGCGGTCCAAGAATAGTCATCACCGTTTGAATAACCGTAGTGATGGCATTCCATACCGTGGTTGCAGCATTTTGAATCAATTGCTGGTTTTCAGTCCACCATGTGGTTAGCGTTCCCCAGATGGACATAACAAAACTAGAAATCTGCTGGATGATCATGGACAGAAAGGCATAGATACTATTCCAGATTTCCGTCACAGCCGTTCGAAAGCCTTCGTGATTCGTCCAGAGTTCTTTTAACCCAACAATCAGCAAGGTAATGGCAGCTACAATACCAACAATAATCCCCACAATCGGCAAAAATGCCGTTATCATTCCAACAACGGTTGTCCCCATAGCAGCTGCCGCAACCTGTAAGCCCAAGAAAACAGGAAGTAACATCCCTACCACGGCTAAAATACCTGTGAAGATAATGACGATTTCCTTGATGGGACTGGATAAGTTGGTAAACCAAGTTGCTAGTTGACTAACAATGTCTGCCAAACTTTGAAAGACTGGAATAAGCATCTCCAGAATCGGTTGACCGATTGCTGCTAAAGCATTAGTTCCAGACTGTCTTAGGTTACCCAGAACGTTTTCCAGTCCGTCTGATTCCCTTGCAGCTTGCCCCAAGGCTCCCGAGAGTTCATTGCCGTCCTCTACCATTTGAAGGAGGGTTAACTGCTTCTGAGCTTCTGATAGTTCATTGAAGGACTTTCCATAGAGCCTGTTCGCCGCTGCATTACGAGTGGTTTCTGTCGCAGAAATACCTAGAGCTGCGTCATTTTCATAGTTTCCTTTGAGAAAGGACTGCAGGTTTTCGGTGACTTCTTCGATGGATTTGTCGTAAAATGCCGCCCCATCAGCCGCTGCTCTGGTGGCACGAGTGGTCAGATCCAAAGCTTGAGCCGTATCCATCCCAGAGGTTTTGGCAAAGGAAGCTATCTGAGTGAAGGAGCCTTGAAGACGCTCTGGAACAATGTCCATCTCTTCCCCAATCTTATTGAGGGCATCCTTAGCAGCATTCTCCATATCCCCAAATACGGTAGAGAATTGGGCATTGCTGGCTTGAAGTTGAGCTGCCGCAGACATAGACTCTGTTCCGACTTCGAAGATTTTCTGAGAGATGTCTGCTAGCTTCTCACTGGTCGCTTGAAGTGCCTCAGCCCGAATGGTGTCAGACATGGCTTTCATGCCATCTTGAGCACCATCGGCAGAGGATTTAGTCTCATCCATCTCGTTGTTCAGGTTATTGAGAGCGGTCTTTGCTTGGTTCAACTCAACTTCCATCTTATTGGCTTCAATGGAATTCTCACCATATTCACTCTTTGTCAAGGCTAGTTGCTTTTCGAGATTGGAAATTTGTTTAGAAACAATTTCTGACTGTGCTCCAAGCTTTTGTTGGGCTATGGCATTACGTTCTGCTTCGGAACTACTGGATGTCAAAGCACTTTCTTGTAACTCAAATTGAGACGTGACCTTGTTCATCTCACTTGCTAACTGCCCCTGCTCCACTTGGAGTTTATCTAATTGTTGAGCCGCTGAACTACTAGCTCGACCGTGATTCTCAAGTGTTGATGACACATCAGCTAACTTAGTTTCATAGGACGTTAGCAGCCTTTGAGTAGTTTCCACCTCACGTTGAAAGGCACGGTACTGGTCTGCCCCAATATCCCCAGCCTTAAATTGAGCTTCCACCTGTGATTGGGCTTGACGGAGCGTTGCCAATTTTTCTTTGGTTGTCTCGACCTGTTTTGCCAAGACTTCCTGCTTTTGCGTCAGGAGAGTGACATTTCCTGTATCAAACTTGAGAGCCTTATCAATCTGTCTTAATTCCTTGGTAGCTTCAGATGCTTGTTTGTTTACACCCTTAAGTGCATCTTGTAAGGGTTGGGTATCGCCACCAATTTCAATCGTAATCCCCTTGATGTTTCCAGCCATAGTCCCTCCTTTCTACCATCAGAAATTATCAAAATCAGCTTGAGTTGCTCGGCGTGTTTGAGAAGTTTCTCGAGTACGCATCTCCACATAGTCCGTTTGGTAGTCAAGTGCCATCCCAATAGAGATATGTTTTAAATCGTCAATGGTCAGACCAGTCTCCTTACAACAGGAGAAATAACTCTCTACTGTGAAGATTTCTTCACTCGCTGTTTCTGTTTCATCTGCTTTTTTCTGGTTGACATCCCTTGGTTCAACATATTCATCAAGACAGGGGCTACTTCCTGAACTGGAAATTCTTCCATCTCCATATAAAAATCCACAAATGGTTTCACTCGTGGATTGGCTGACTTCGCAAAGACCCAAAAAATCCGATGGAAAAATGTCATATCGAAATCAGACAGAATAGAAACATCAATATGATGTGCCTGTAATTCCTCTCCATCTTCTAACTGGTCAAGTTTTGCCAAGATTGCTTGACTATTGACCATCGAGAATAAATCTTGAAAATAGTCCTTACCAAACTGCTCTTTATAAGCGATTGGGGTATAGGCATTGGTTGCTAACTCGTAGGTCGTGCCTGCTATGGTAATACTTTCTCTCATTGCCTTCTCCCTTACCTACGAGGTTCAAAAACTGCCTTGAACCAGTTTTCACGAATCTCATCACTCGTTTCCTCCGTTGTACGTCTACGTACAACCTTATCAAGTGGGCGAGGGCTGGCAGTAAAGGTCAACTCTACCTCATTGATATCTGAACCAGACTTGGTTTTTGAACCAACAGTCGGACGAGATGCGTAACAATAATACAAAACGTGTAATGTTTCTTTTTTATCCCCTTCGAAACGGAACATCAACGCAAAATTTTTCTTTTCGCTGTTTGCGATTTCTGAAATGGTATTTGTCGTCGCATCCAACTGCTCTCCGAGGACTCGAGTCAAAAATTCCTGCGTTAGAAGAGCAACTTTTAGTGTTCCTTCGTAACCATCGTTTGACTCCGTTGTATAAAAATTGATATTGTCTGCCTTATAAGAACCCTTGTCTCCTGTTGGTTCAAGGGTTAATTCTGCAGCACCACGAAGTCGTTCTACATTGCCGTATGTCAACGTACCATCCGAACCTTCGCTTGTAACTTCTGCCCAATGGACATCTTGTAGTCCAAAGGTGACTTTATTCTTTTCAGCCATATTATCCTCCATGTAATGTGATGTAATAGGTTATTTGGTAGAGTTTCTCTGATGAGATATAGGTCTCTACTTTTTCAAAATAAATAAGGTGGCTGTCAAATAATGACTCCACCTTTTGTTCAGTTGCTAAATCTTTCTTAGTGGTATAGAGTTCCACTAGCAGGTTATTCTGCTTATGATAGGTCCAATTGTCTGCACCATGATTTTCTGAATCAGTCACCAAATATACTAGATACGGTGGTCTTGGATGACTCCCTTCTTCAAAATGATGGTAGGCGACTGGGAGCTGTAATTCTTTGAGAATGGAGTACATTTCACTCAGTAACATGTCCTATCACACTCGCTTTCTCAGCTTTTCTTCTAAGGATTGTATTGCTTGTTTCTCAACAGGTGCGATATGCTTAATTCCCTCAACTCGCCCACCGGAGCTTTTGGCATGACCATTTTCTAACAGATGCGTCAGGCCTGACGTTCGATTATGAATGGTTTTGGTTAAACCTGTACTAGTATCAATCGTTGCTTTACTCTTCCACCCTTTGGCATAGGAACCGCTCTTTCTAGGTGACGTTGCTTTCAAGGTTACGATGGATTCCTCGGTGACTTCCTCTACAACTTCACGCATCACCTCTGTTGTATCCTCTACAAATTCCGCCAGCTCATTTTCGATGGCAGTTTCTAGTGCATCTAGTTCAATTCTAGTCATAACTCTCCTCCCTAATGGCGACGATGTAAATCAGTTGACGTGGCACTGTATCTCCATCAATAGACTCAATCTCATAGGTTTGACCACGAAATTGAATGTGAGTCGTTAAGGAATGAAGTCCAAGAATTGCCTTTTCATACCTGAGGGTGAACTGGACTTTCTCTTGTTCCAGTTTCGTCACACTCCCATCCCTTTCGGTCAAGGTGAGAGGACGACAAGAGCACCACCGGTCAAATAAAGGTATCCATGTCGAAGTTACATTGCCAATCTCATCTTGAACAATTTGTCGAATCTGAAATGACAAGCGTTCCCTCAAGGGTGCAATCTTCATCAGAACACATCCTTTCGTTCGGCCAACAACAAATGATAGAGAGTCTCTTTCAACTCCTTATGATTGGCATCTTCTCTGTGTTCATAAAGATAGGCAACCCCATAAAGGATTGCCGTCTTTAGAACGTCTGAATAAATTGATTGTCGCAAAATATCTTCGCAGAGTTGTTGACTGGTTTCAAGCAACTGCTCAATCAGCCCATCCTCATCCTCATGTTCCACTTTGAGATACTGTTTTGCTTCTGCTAAACTAACCATGACTACTTAGCCTTTACTGTTAGTGTTTTCACGGCTTCAGGTAGGACTAACTTGCCATCAACACGTTGTGAAGCAAGAAAGCCAATCTGTCCATTATTGGCATAGAGTTCGTTCAGACGTTTGAAGGTGCGTCCCTGACGGTCTGCAATCCAATAATATGAGAAATCACCAAATGCAATGGCCTTGTTTCCTGCTTCAGGAAGTGGGGCAAAAGTTGATGTATAGTATGGACGATTTAGAATCAAATCTGGTTGTCCAGCTTGAGTGGATGGTTGCCAAATGTAATTGCCATTATTATCTTTGAGTTTACGGATAGCTTTGACAGTCGTATCATGTAAAATCCAAACTGCGTTCTTACGATATGGTGCTGGTAAAGAATGATACAGTTCAATCATGTCATCAAAGGTAATATCCTTTGTAGCAGTCGTTGGACCTGTAACTTCTGCCTGAGTAAAGATACCTGTCGGTTTCTTAGAACCATCACCAATCAAGAATGCCTTTTCTTCTTCCGTTCCAATTCGACGAGCAAATTCAGCTGTCATATAGGACTCAAGGTCGAAGACTGAATCGTTAAGTAACTCTTCTGAAATACGAATAGCAGTCCCAATCTTATGAGAGTCTAGAGTCACCTGACCAAAGGTTTCATCTGTTTCAGGATAGAGACCATTTTCATCCATCCATGAGGCCGAACCATGTCCAGTCACAACAGGAATCTTTCGCTCACCACTAGATGTTTTGATAACAGTCGCAACGCTGCGGAAGAAATTCTCTTCTTGTAATCCTTGAACTAGTTTCTTCTCATACTCATCAGGAACCAGATGACCACCTTCGGTATCTTCTCCAACTCGAAGGACATCTTTGACATCAAAGAAGTGACGTTTACGAACACTTGTCCAAAATGTCTTGGCATAGCTATCTGAAGCCACACCCTTCTTTTCCTCTTCAGTAGTCTTGTCATTCAGAACTGTAGTGGGCTGCCCAATTAGAGCCTGTGAGGCTGGTTGAGCAAGTTCAAGGTCAATCTTTTCTTGTCGCTCCAATCGAGCAATCTCTTGATTGTAGAGGTTGATTTTTGCTTCCATATCATCATAGCGTTTGGAATCTTCCTCAGATACAAGTCCATCTTCTGTTCGAACAGAATCAAGGAAGGTTTTTGCTTGTTGCCAAGCTTGGTTACGTTTTTCTTTCAATTCAAGTAATGTAGACATCTGTTCATATTCCTTTCGTTATTTGAGCAAATTCAATCGTTTTTCCAACTGATTGATCGGGATTGTTTTCTTTGGTTGTTGGACTTCAAGTTTCGCCTGCATTTTTACAAGTAAATCTTGTTGGGCAGCAGTTCGACTGAAAGAGTAGCCCTTAGACTCCAATTCCTGTTCTTCTTTGCTGTCAAAGAGAATCTTGTCCGCAAAGCCTAGTTCAACAGCCTTTTTGGCATTGAACCAAGACTCTGAGTCCATGAGGTGTGATAGCTTGGTTCTTGAAAGTCCTGTTCTTAATTCATAGGCATTGATGATGGATTCCTTGATTTCGCCCAACATTTCAATGACCTTCTGCATATCCTTGGCTTCACCTTGTGCCATAGTCCAAGGGTTGTGAATCATCATCATGGCAACCGGACTCATAGAAACCGTTGTACCTGCCATGGCAATGACACTAGCAGCACTTGCGGCTAAGCCATCAATCACGACATGGACATCACCTTTGTAATCCATCAGCATGTTATAGATTTGAGCCGCCGCAAAAACATCACCCCCTGGACTATTAATCCAGAGGGTGATGTCTCCACTTCCTGCATGTAAATCATTTTTAAATACTTGTGGCGTGACTTCATCGCCAAACCACGTCTCATCTGCAATCTGACCTTCAATACGAAGTGTTCGACCACTATCATCTTCTGTAAAATTCCAAAACTTATGCATCCATATCCTCCTCATATTGAGTTTCTTGTTCTAACGGTGCTTGTTTCATAAAGCCACCCGCATCCTTCAGTTTCGTCATGTTTCCATTTATCAAGTAGAGATTGCCTCCTTCCTCATCTGAAAGGATGTTCAAGTCCTCAAGTTCACGAATATCATTCGTCGACAGCCAGCCATTTTGTCTACCAATCGCATACCCATTCATTCGACTCTGATAGTCACCACGAAGAAGACCATCCACATTAAACTTCACAAAGTAGGTTTTCTTTTCTTCGGGTAAAAAAAGAGACCTCTTGAAAGCCTGTTCGAGACGAACTACCCAAGGGTCTAAGGTATATTTAACAAATTCTAGAGATTGTTGCTCAATGTTTGAAAATGAGGATTTCTCCAAGTCACCAACCATATGAGGTGGAATACGGTAGAGCCTTGCAATTTCATTGATTTGGAATTTTCTAGTTTGGAGAAACTGGGCTTCTTCTGGTGGAATGCCTACTTGAGTGTATTTCATACCTTCCTCAAGAACTGCCACTTTATGGGCATTGGTTACCCCATTGTAGACTGCATTCCATGAATCTCTCACTCGTTTGGGATCCTTGAGAATACCTGGGTGTTCCAAAACACCACCAGGATTTGCACCATTTTTAAAGAATGATGCACCATAGTTTTCCGTAGCCAAGGTCATACCAATAGCGTTTTTAGCAAGAGCAATTGGAGAATAGCCAATCAATCCATCAAAACCAAGACCAGGTACATGGAGAACATCTTCTGCTTTCAAAATGGCATCGCCCTTTTCCTTAAAGTTAGGATTTTCTTCTGACTGACGCTTGTATTTGTAATAGAGCTTTCCGCTTTCGTCCCGATGAACAGACATCTTATCTGGTAA